TTATACCCCAAATGATTCACAATGGCATATAGATAAATTAGGACAGATATATAAATTTAACACAGATATACCTGCGATGAAAGTCCCAGAACGTTCATTATTTATATTACAGGAAATTGGTTGTAAAGTAACTCAAAACGAGTATATTACAATCAAAATTCACGATGGTTTATATGATGAGTCAAATAAGTTTTACTTTATGTCTGGTCAAAAAGAAACTAGACTAAGAACTCATTTACCAATATTAATGCATCAAGCAGATCACATGGCTGCTCAAATTGAATTTGAAGAATGGAATAATGCATCTGATGCTGTCCCTAAATCAAAACCAGCTAATGCATCCAAAGGTGATAAAACATTAAGAGCAGCTAAAAAAGTAAACGCAGAAAATAACCCAAAATTAGCATCTGCAACATTAGATGTTATAGATTCATTTTTTAAAGACTAACAATGATTACACTTAGTATTATATTAGCAGTAGTAATAACAGCTTCTTTTTTTATTATTAGAAATTTGATTGTAAAAAACGAACGTTTAGAAGATTTTATATCTAAACAAAGTGAAGCTATTACCGCATGTGATAAAAGATTAAAAGAAGTTGATGATAAAGGTATATTTTATGCTGATGATCAAATTGGTTTCTTTTTTAAAGAAGTACAAAAAATACAAGAAGCATTAAACGAATTTACCCTTAAATAATACCCTTAAATGTCAAATGAAAAAAAATCAGAACCGGCTACCACCGGTTCTCTTACTCCCGAACCCGTTGTTAAAAAAAGACGAGGTAGAAAACCATCTAAAAAGCAATATTTTACTTCAGATGTAGACGCTGCTATAAAAGAATATTTAGCATCCTCTAATCAAGAAGAAAGAAACGAAATATATCGTTCTCGTATAGCGTACGCTTTTTATAAATTGGCTGAAAACCTAATCCACACATTTAAATTTTATTATACAGAGGTAGAATCATTGGAAGACTTAAAACATGAGGTTTGTTGTTTTTTCTTAGAAAAACTAGATTATTTTAAACCAGAAAAAGGATCTAAGGCATTTTCGTATTTTTCAATTGTAGGTAAAAATTACCTTATATTATATAATAACAACAACTACAAAAAGAAAAAAGCCAAAGTAGACCCATTAGCCGCTGATGAGGACGCAGGTGTATTACGTCAATTAGGTAGAGATGATCGTAAAAAAGATATAAAAGATTTTATAGACTATTATACTGAATATGTAGATAAACACATGTTTACTTTGTTTAAAAAAGACCATGATAGAAAAGTATGTGATGCCGTAAATATATTATTTAAGCGAAGAGAAAACTTAGAAATATTTAATAAAAAAGCACTATACATTTATATAAGAGAGATGACTGGTGTAGAAACTCCAGTAATTACTAAAGTAACTAAAGTACTTAAAAAACTATATAAAAGACTTTACACTGAATACGCCGAAACAGGGTACGTAAGAGTTTAAATTTTCCCATATTTATAACAAAATAGTATGGATCCATTAAATCAAGTATTATTCGATGATGTTTCTTTCTCTGATTTATTGAAAGACATCCACGGCAACCAAAAGAAAAAAGCCAAACAATTAGCTCAACTTATATCTGAGTTAAAACCATTAGTACAATCTTTGGGTGATGCTACTGTTGTAGTGCCGTTAATTAAAGAATATATGGAAATTAGCGTTAAAAATGATGATGCATTAATAAAAATGGCAGCCATTGTACAACGTTTATCTACAGGAACAGCAAGTAGTGGTGATGGTGGGTTATTAACTGAGGATGAAATGGCCCAACTCCAAGATTTAACTGAAGAAATAGCTAAAACTGTTGAATCAGAACCTAAACAAATAGAAGCACCTGACCAAAATGGCGATAGTTAAATCAAATAAAAGTAATCAAAAAATATCAGTATCTAGTGACAGAAAATTAATAGCTGTTAGGGTACTTGATATTATATTAGATTTAAAACACCCTAAAGCAATTGAATTAGGTGGTTATGATTCTATTGGAACCATTTTTTATACAAAATTAGATGATAATACTCCTTTAGAAAATTCAGAAACCGCTAACATAGCCAAACCTTTATTTACACACTTAAAATATTATCCTTTAATTAATGAAATAGTTTTAATTTTATCTACTAAAGATAAAAATATTTATAGTGGTAATTTTTTATCAACTTATTATTTACCCCAAGTAAATATATGGAATCACCCCCACCACAATGCTCTTCCTTCTTTAAAGGGATTAGGAGAAGAAAACACATCAAACGACTATCAACAAACAGAAAATGGTGTAGTTAGAAAAGTAGATGATGGGAGTACAGATATTAATTTAGGTAAATATTTTAATGAACAATTAAATATAAAACCTTTATTACCTTATGAGGGTGATATGATTATTGAGGGGAGGTTTGGTAATTCTATTAGATTTGGTTCTACTAATTTAGGTGATTCTATCCCCGACGAAAATAAAAATAGATGGAGCGAAGATGGCCAAACAGGTGATCCTATCACTATTATTAGAAATGGCCAATCAGAAGATTTAGATGAAAAAGGATGGGTACATACAATAGAAAATATAGATGAAGATGCATCAAGTATTTATTTAACATCCAACCAACAAATAGCTGGTTTTACTCCTGCTTCTTTAAATCAAAAATCATTTGGAGCTAATTTAGAACAACCACAAACAATAGAACAAAAATTAACAGATCCTACTTTAAATACCGTTACTGAACCTGAATTACCCGAAGAAGAAGAACAAATTGAAACAATACAAGATGAACCTGTAGATACTCCACCACCAGTTCAAGAAGAACAATCTCAAGAAGAAGACGAACTCTCCCCATTTGATCAATTAGCAGAAGAAACTGAAGTAGGGTACTATGAGGTAGAAGAAAACACAGATAACCATGCTATATCTATTAATGATACTTCTTTTATATTAAATATAGAATCCAATGATGCAACGGGAGATATAGATACAGGTATAGAAATAGGAAATAGAGGATTTATATTAAAACATTTTTTAAAGTCAGGTAAAGCAGAAAGATTAGGTATAAACAATGCACCAGGTATTGATAACTCCCCCACTAGAGATCAAATAATTAATAATCTAAAACAGTTAATGGAAAATGTGGGTGATAAAATATTTGATCAATACCCTAATATGGTAATAACATCGGGTTATAGATGTAAAACATTATGTGTAGCTTTAGGTTCAAGTACAAACTCAGAACATGCATTTGGTATGGCTATAGATTTTCAAGTACCTGGAGTTCCTACAAAAGATGTATTTAATTGGTGTATTAATAATTTATCTTCTTGGAATCAATTAATATGGGAATTTCCTGAAAGAGAATCAAACTCGTGGATTCATGTATCTTACCAAATAACTAACTCAAAAAGAACAACATTAGCTTCTACAAGAGATGAAATTCATAATTTATATGGTGGGGAAAGAAGAGGAGTCTATCAAGATGGAATAACAGAAGCAAAACAAGTATAAAATGGCATACGTACCCGAATCACCCTCAACATATCAAGGTAAGCAAGTAATAATAAATTCTGATAGATTATTATTTAATGCTAAAGATGATTCTATCCTTTTATTTTCAGATAAAGCTATAGGATTTAGTACAAACGGAAGTATTCATTTTGATACAAGTGAAAATAAAGAAAGTAAAATAGTAATTAATTCTCCTAATATTTATTTAGGTCTACAATTTAATGGCAATTTACCAACAGAACCAGCCCTCTTAGGTAATAAAACAGGACAATTACTAATAGATATACTAGATATGGTTGATGGTTTAATAGATGATGTTATTTATAAGGTATCATTTATAACAGGTGCACCTGGTACTCCTACAGCCCCTAACCCAGCTAACGATGGGTTATTAGGTACAAGACGAGCTGAAATAACACAGTTAAAAAACCAAATAGAAGATATTAAGAGTAAAATAAATAAATTAGCATAAAATGGCAGTCGCAGCAATACAATCTTTACTAGAAAATGGTATAGATAAAAAAATATTTGAAGCTAAAAATGAGCTAAGAGAACAATCTAACAAACAAGTAGGAAAGGTAAAAGAACAACTTCCAACGGAAGAACAAATAAAACAACAATTTAAATCTAATATTTGTAATCCTCAAACAGAACAAAAACTTACAGCTAATTATAATAAGTTAAAAAATAAAGTAAATAGATTAAAAAATCAAGTATCAAGAGGTAAAAGTAAATTAGATAAAATACAAGAAAAATTAAACAAAATAGTCGAACAAATAATACCTAAAATACATGCATTATTAAAATTATTGGGAACATTAATAATAATAGCTAAAGTACTTATAGTAGCTCTAACAGCTGCTATAGCTATACCAGGTGCACCCATCCCTCAATTATTAGATTTAATAGACAAAGCTAAGATAAAAATAAAATTTTTTGATAATGCCATTAAAGCATTAGGTAAATCAATATCAAAATATAGTAAAAAAGCACTATCCATATTAGCCATAGTACCAGCAGCTATAGCTGCGTTAGTAGCTTTAATTAGTTTCATTAATTTTTTATTAACATTATTAGAATTATCATATTTACAATATTTACAAAAATGTAATATAGGGGGGGATGAAATAACGGATTCTGAAGGTAATATTATTGAAGGTAATTTATCAGAAGAAACTTTTAACCAAGATACCTTAGATAATTTAGGTAATTTATACGCAGGAATTATTAATGAATTACAACTTCAAGGAAAAGATGAAGTAATAGAAAAAATATATAACGCTAATTTCCAACAAATTGGGTATAGACGTTTTAAAATCTAGAATTTATTTATATTTATTAACAAACAACAATTAACAATGAAAGCAAAAACTTTTGAAAATCTAATTAGAAAAGTAGTTAGAGAGGAAATCGATTATGCGTTACGCAGAGAAATTAAATCACTTAAGGAAGATTTACGTGATGAACTTAAACCATCAATAGTAGAACACACTGAAAGAATGGTTGAAGTTCCGGATTCAGTTTTAATGAAAACTTCTTTAAAAGAAAAGATAATGGGTAAAAAACCTATAAAACAAAAACATAATTTTGTGGGGGATAGTACTTTAAATGATTTATTAAATGAAACAGCGGCAGGAAACACAAATACCCAAACAGCCCAAGCACCTGTAAGTTTATCACAACCATTTTCAACAGGAGCTCCTTTACCAATGGATACAACAGGTATGCCTACTGAAGTAGCTAATGCTGTAACAAGAGATTATAGTGGTTTAATGAAAGCAATTAACAAGAAAAAAGGACTATAAAAATGCCATTAATCCAAGGAGTAAAAAGAATAAATCCATTAGATTCTAACAGTAATGCTAGAATTGGGGTTGCCTTTCCTTTGGATGACGTTAATATTTTTAAAGGAACCCAAACAGTAAAAGAACAAGTAAAAAGTAACTTAATAAACTTATTACTTACAGAAGCGGGTGAAAGAGTTAACGAACCTAACTTTGGTGTAGGTCTAAAAAAATTATTATTTGAACAAGATATAAATACAGATGAACTAAATGAAAGAATTAACAATCAAATAGTTTTTTACATCCCTGAAATATCCTTAATAGATACATCTGTAGATTTTAAAGATGACGAACATAAATTATTTATAACAATATCATATAGATTTAATTTAGATGGAACTAATGATGCTATACAATTAAACTTTAACTAATGGCTTACAATAAAGTATCAAATAAAACACAAGATAAGGACGTTAAATACCTAAATAAGGATTATAATTCTTTTAAAAATCAATTAATAGAATTTGCCGAAGTATATTTTCCAAATAATTTTAACGATTTTAGTGAAGGTAATCCTGGTATGATGTTTTTAGAAATGGCATCATATGTTGGTGATGTTTTATCTTTTTACACAGACACACAATTAAGAGAATCATTTTTAACACTCGCACAAGAAAAAGAAAATCTATATAATTTAGCATATGCTATGGGTTATAAACCCAAAGTAACCACAGCAGCTTCTGTTAATCTTGATTTATTCCAATTAGTACCCTCTATTTTGGTGAGTGGAGATTATAAACCTGATTTTAATTATACATTAGATATAGAAGCTAATTCTATTTTTGAATCAACTGAGGGACCTAAATTTTACACAGATAGAAAAGTAAGTTTTGATTTTTCATCTTCATTCGACCCTACAACAGTAAGTGTATACCAATTTGATGGTTCAAATAACCCTGAATATTATTTATTAAAAAAATCAGTTAAAGCTATATCTGGGGAAACTAAAACACAAACATTTTCTATTGGTGCTGCTGAAAGATTTAAAACATTAACATTATTTGATACAAATGTTATTTCTATAGAATCAACTACAGACTCTGAAGGTAATAACTGGACTGAAGTACCATATTTAGCCCAAGATACTGTTTTTGAAGAAATAGAAAATACAGCAGCTAATGATCCCGAATTATATGGGTTTAACCAACAAGCACCTTATCTATTAAAAGTAAAAAGAACTCCACGTAGATTTATTTCTAGGTTTAAAACAACTAATCAACTTGAGATACAGTTTGGGTCAGGTGTAAGTGATAAAGCTGATGAAGCTATTATACCTAACCCAGATAATATTGGTTTAGGAATTAAAGATGGAAGAAATAAATTAGATGTAGCTTATGACCCCTCAAACTTTTTATATACAAAAGCTTATGGTCAAGTACCCGCTAATACAATATTAACTGTAACTTATGTTGTAGGTGGTGGTTTAGAAGCTAATGTAAATTCAAATACTATTACTAAAATAGGAACACTAACTACTACTAATAAACCCAACTTAAATGGGGCTATGTTAAATTTTATAAAAAGCTCTGTATCTTCTACAAATCCAGAACCCGCAAAAGGTGGAGGAGCTGGTGACTCAGTAGAAGAAATAAGACAAAATACAATAGCTAATTTTGGTGCACAACAAAGAACAGTAACTAAAGATGATTATTTAGTTAGAACATTATCAATGCCCGCTCGTTTTGGTAGAATAGCTAAAGCTTATATCACCCAAGATGATCAAATATCCCCCTTAACAACAGAACCAAATCGTATTCCTAATCCTTTAGCCTTAAATTTATATACACTAGGATATGATTCAAATAAAAATTTAACAACTTTAAACACAGCTACTAAAACAAATCTTTCTACATACTTAGAGCAATATAGAATGTTAACTGATTCCATTAATATTAAGGATGCTTTTGTAATTAATTTTGCTCTTGATTTTGAAATTACTGCTTTTAAAAATTATAATAATGAAGAAGTTATATTAGAATGTATATCAGAACTTCAAGATTATTTTAATATAGATAAATGGCAAGTAAATCAACCTATTATAACCTCAGAAATTGAAAATCTAATAGGGGGAGTTAAAGGTGTACAAACAGTAGAAAAAATAGAATTAATCAATAAAAGTGGAACAGCATTAGGATATTCACAATACAAATATGACTTTACACAAGCAACTAAGAATAAAGTAGTATATCCTTCGTTAGATCCAAGTATTTTTGAGCTAAAATACCCAGACACAGATATTAAAGGACGCGTAACAACATACTAATATGGCATATTATTTTTTATTTCCCGAAAACGACGCTACAATATATAGCCACCCCAACAGAACTAAATTAAATACTGGGGGTGATGAAATTCTTGAAATTGTAAAAGAAAAAGGAAACTCAGACCAAAGATATTACCCTTCAAGAGTTCTACTAAAATTTAAAAATGAAGAAATAACAGATGTAATATCAAATAAAATAGGACATTCTATTTTTAATAATGTTACTTCACGTGTAAATTTACAATTATTATCGACTGAACATAAAAACCTATCATCAACACTAAATTTAGAAGTATATGCTGTTTCACAATCATGGAGTGAGGGAACAGGAAGATTTTCTAATATACCCACAAGTTCAAATGGTGTAAGTTGGGAGTATAGAGATAATGATATAGATAAAACAAGTTGGTCAACTTCAAGTTTTGGAAATGGATCCACGGGTTCAATAGATGCCTCGGGTATCACCGAGGGCGGTGGAGTTTGGTATACTGGTAGTAATTTTCAAGGTACTCAACAATTTTTGCGCGGGGATAATCTAGATACAAATATAGATGTAACTGCTATAGTTCAAAAATATTCATCAAGTTTATTAGCATCACAAACGTACCCAACAGGTATAGAAAATAATGGGTTTATTATAAAACAACCTGATACTATAGAAACAAATACATCTAATAGTTTTGGTGAAATGAAATATTTCTCAGTAGATACCCATACAATTTACCCACCAAGATTAGTTTTTAAATGGGACGATAGCTCACATGCTAAACAATCATCTGCAAAACAAAATGGTGAATTAAGTGTTTCATTATATAGAAATAAAGAAGAATACAACCAGAATGATGAAGCAACTTTTAGAATACATGTAAGAGACAAATACCCAGCTAGACAATTCGCGTCATCATCAAATTATCTAAACCCAGGATATTTTACGACAGCTTCTTATTATAGTGTAAGAGATGCACATACAGAAGAAGAAATCATACCATTTGATACTACATTTACAAAATTAAGTGCTGACAACGATGGTATGTACTTTAAAATATTTATGAAGGGTTTGCAACCTGAAAGATACTATAGAGTTTTATTCAAACATACAAACAACGAAGGAACAATTATATACGATAACAAATATCACTTTAAAGTAGTTAGATAATGGCTCAAGAAAATGTAAAAATAAATAAAAAAGTCTATGGGGCTAAATCAGCTAATGATGTAATTGATCGTTCTTTTTCTGAATTATTAAGGTCAAAAGATCCAATTAATGTTGAAAAATTATTTCAATTATATAATGAATTATTTTATGACATACCAAAAGAGGGAGATCAATCACACACTACTTTAATAATTCAAAGTACAGATTATGTTCAAGATTTTGTTGATCCTAAAGATGAACAAATAGATAATTTATTAGATAGGATTATAGAATTAGAAGAACAGTTATCCCAAGTTAATGATACTAAAGAACACCCATTTTTTAGAAATGGAACATTTTTACGTACTCCCAATACTACTATTTTCTTTATGCAAGAAGGAAAAGCAAGACCTATATCAAAAGAAACTGTTTATAGAACTATGGCTAGAGCACAGGGATTAGATCCAGATGCTACCCCTAGACCATATACAGAAGTAGATGCCTCTACACCAGATGAAATAGGAAGGGGAAAAACCATAAATTCTCTTTCAGATTTAAATGATTTTGAAGAAATAGTCCCTATACAACAAACAAATTTTATAGAAGCTAGGACATCTTTACAAAATGTAAGAGTAAATGCAGGTCAATTAGCAGAATTACAAGCTATATTAGAAGATAAAGAAGCAGCAAGAGATATAGGACAAATAAGTCTTGCAAGTGCCCAAGGACAAAATTTAATTGCAAATGCACCCGTAAATACTAGTAATATATCACGAGCACCATCACAAAATAGTTCAATAAGATAATGGCAGAAATAACCAACATATCAATAGAAAAAAAACTAATCTTAAATGATCAAGTTACATCAAGAGATATATCAAGAAAGTTTGGTAGACCGGAAGATTATATAGAACTCCACATCTATAATATAAACGGTCAAAAATTATTTTCTGAAAAAAGTTTTACACAATATACTTTTTCATCTAACTCAACTGATCTTCAATCTTTAACTTCTGAGATTAATATGGATCCCGTAGAAGTTTTAAGATCATATGGTTATACCACAGGCAAATATAAATTAGATTTTAATATTCAGAGAAGAAAAATATTTAATACTACAACTCCTTCTTTTACAATAACTGAAATATCTTCAACTAAAAGAGAGATAAGAGCAGTAGCTAATAATATTAATAATAAAACACTAGATACAGCTGTAAAAAGCTTTATAGCAGAAATTGAAAGTTCTTTATATTTTAAAGATTTTGTTTTAAATTTTGGGGAAAATATAAATCCTTTAGGTGTAAATATTTTATTAAATTCTAATCCTTCTAAACATGAAATATTAATAAAATTACTAGACCCACTTCCATCATCCATATCAGTAAGGGATACATTTTCAATAGCTGAAGAAATATCAGATCCTATATCACTTACAGTAGATTTAGGAGAAGCAGAAATAACAGATGATAGTACGCCTCTACAGGGCCCAAATTTTAAAATAGATATTAGATTAAATAATAGTGTACCATCCACATATAAAAATTATAATGAAGTATTAGAATACAGTTTAACTTCATCTTATCAAAATCTTTTAAACCAACTCGAAAATAGGGAAGTACCTGAAATACAATATGACTATATAAGACCAGTTTCATCAAGTACTGAAAGTACTGATATAGCTTATCATTTTGAAAATTTTGTACATTTTGGTAGTGCTACAGAACGATTAAAAAATTTCGCTTATAAAGTAGAATTAATAGAACTATATAATTCACAAATATCAGATATAAACTCTATTACTGGTGATACTTCAGCCTCTTCTTTTGTACTAACAAATAAAGAAGACATAAATAATAAAAAAGAAAAATTAATAAAAGGTCTTGATGGATATGAACAATTTTTATATTTTACTTCAGGCAGTAATTTTACATGGCCTAAATCAAGCACATCCTATCCTTATACATTATACTCGGTAACATCTTCTCAAGCTAAAATATGGTTAGGAGATGAAAGATCATCTTTCCCTAATTATGGTGGTCAATTGTTATCTGCTTCTTTATATGATAAACAAAATGAATACGCTTTAATTCGTTTAGTCCCTAATCATATTATAGATAACCCAGACAATGACTTTTATCAAACATTTGTTCATATGATTGGACATCATTTTGATACTATTTGGACATACATAAAAGCAATAACAGATGTACAAGATACCCATCATACAAGAGGTGTTTCAAAAGATCTAGTATACCTCCAACTTAAAAGTTTAGGAATAGATACTTTTGACCAATTTGAAAATTCAAACCTTATAGAATATATTTTAGGTCATGGAACAGGTAGTAGTACATTTTATGATGCTCCTTCTACCCAAACACTAGTTACAGCATCAAATGCGGGTTCAATTCCCAAACAAGATATATCTAAAGAAATTTGGAAACGTTTATACCACAATGCCCCCTATCTTTTAAAAACTAAAGGAACAGAAAGAGGAATCAAAGCCCTAATGAGTTGTTATGGAATTCCCTCAACCATATTAAATGTAAAAGAATATGCTGGTTCTACCCCAACAACGGGCCCTTTAAAAGACCTAAATATAGCAAATACATATAAAACATTCACATATGAAAAATCAAGTTTAGCACTAAAATCAGATGGTGTAGTAAGCACTGATGATTATATGGCTAGAGTTGAATATAAAAACACAGTAGTAAGTTTTACTCCTACATCTATATCAATAGAATTAAGAATTAAACCTGTAAAAGGTAATGAAGGTATAGCTTTAAGTTTAGGCGACACAGCAGCTGATGCTAATGGTTTACAATTAGTATTAGACAAATACACAGGTAATGATATAAGTTCTAGTAATGATGCTTCAACTTATGGTAGAATAAACTTAGAACAAAATGGAACAGTTAGAGCATCTACTAGTTATTTCCCTTTATATAATGGAGATCTTTGGAACCTGCATTTAATGGGAACAGGGACAAATGTTGATTTTGGAGCTTACCAAACTAACCACTTAAAAAATACATCTAAATATACAAATACATGGGGTGCAAATACTTTTGCAAATAACTTTAATAAAACAGCAGCAGATTATATATTCGCAGGAACTAATGGATATGAAGGATCAGTTCAAGAATTAAAAGCCAACTGGGGAGAAGTCTTAACAGACGCAACCCTCACAAAACATTCACTTGAACCCTTTATGTATGCTGGTAATACAATTTCTTCTTCTTTTAGTAATGTAGTAATTAGATATCCTTTAGGAAGCACAGATGTAGAAACTCTTGAAAATCATATACCTGATACTTCCATCAACACAGCAAATAATGTAGCAGCTTCTAATACAACTACCTTATGGGAAGAAATAATAGAAAATCACTACTTACCCACCCCTGATACTGTTGGTATTTCTACTACAAGTGAAAAAGTCAGAATAGATACAGGTACTATAGATGATGATATTTTATCTACTACTATAAGATCAGAAGACTCTATGTTAGATAGACAACCACCAGATTATGAAGATTTAGGTGTATTCTTTTCTCCAACTAACGAAATAAATGAAGATATAATCTACCAATTAGGTGCTTTTAGGTTAGATGATTATATAGGTTCACCTTTACCTTCAGTCCAAACATCCCAAAATTATGGAGATTTAAAAACTATAAAAGATATATACTTTAAAAGAGTAAATAAAAGATATAACTATTGGGATTATATAAAAACTATTCAATATATAGATCATACATTATTTAAAATAGTTGAACAATTTGTTCCTTTTAAAGCCAACTTAAAAACAGGTTTATTAATTGAACCACACTATTTAGAAAGAAATAAGTTTGCAAGGGAATTACCTGTAGTTAATTATGGTACCACAATGACTGAAGGTTCATACCAAACAATTGATTTTCAAGTTGATCCTGAAAGAGAATTTACTTTATCTGATTCTTCTGTTGT